TGATAGCAATAAGCGAAGTTCCTTCTGGATGTTTGGTTCTGCTTATGCAATAGCGGATTACCGCAATGATTTGGCAATTTCTAATTATGACGGAGATGATATCCATTTTGGATTCGGAAATTTTAATCCCAAAATGACAATCTTAAATAGCGGCTATGTCGGAATTGGAGACACGAGCCCCGCATATAGACTAGAACTACCCAACACCGCTTCAGCGGCAGGTCGGGGCAGGGCAAATAGCTGGGTAACCTATGCTTCGTCTCTTAAATGGAAAAAGGATGTGAAAGAAATACCCAACGCTTTGGATAAGATTAGTTCTATTAGAGGAATTACATTTGTAGCGGTTAGCGCAGAAGAATTGGACTCGTTGGGGCTCCCTGATTTGGTTACCAAAGACGAAAAAGGCGAATATACTGGGATAAATATGACTGGGCTAGTTCCAGTATTGATTCAGGCGATTAAAGAGCAACAAGCCCAAATTGAATCTTTAATTGAAAGGATTGGGGCTTTAGAGGCGACTAATTAAGATTGCAAACAGGACGCTGGAAAATATCGAAAATAAAATTATTAACTAACAAAATTATGACCAAACTAAATGAACAACAAATGAAAGTTATATCCCAAGTCCTATTCAACGGAAGGTGGACGGGGCAAGAGTGGGAACAACAAATAAAGCCGATTATAAACACATTAGCCAAAATGATAGATGAACTTAATTCAGGAACTCCTAAAAAAGAGGGGGATAAAAAATCTAAGTGAGTTAGACCCAGCCGAAAAAGCTACTTTTGATAGGTGGCAAAAAATGCTAACCGCCGAAGACATAACCATTGAAAGATTAACCGAGTTTATTAAAGAGCAAAAAAGAAAGGCGGAAATCAATATTGCCAATCCGGACAACACAAAAGAAAAGGATATGTTTTTGAAAGCGAGCTTGAATATTTATGGGTCATTGTTGGGACTAATAAATAGCCCCAAACGAGAAAGGGAGACAATTATAAAGCACCTTAAACAATTATTAGACCAATAATATGCCCAAGAAGTTAGAGAGAAAATTAAAAAGGCAAGCCCGGAAGAAAGGATTTGTTAAAGACGGACTAACCAAAAGAGGGAGAGCATATGTTTATGGGACATTACGGAAAACGGGCTGGACGCCCAAAAGAAAAAAGGTCAAAGGTCGTAAGAGAAAAAAATAATTATTAAAATGCCAAAGAAAAAAGAGAAGGTCGTTAAAAAGGTTGAGAAAAAGGCAGAGCTCCCGACAGCATTGGATGAGGCGAGGGAGAAATTGGCAGATATGGAAACTCTCTACGCCCTGTTAACCAAATGGAATATCCAGCGACTGGGAACTGTGGTAGAACTGCTAAACCAATTAAGGACAAAAGTGGCAGAATTAGAAAAGACTGAGGACTAAACCTCAATAAAAAATGAATTAACTAATAAAGTTATGGAAGACAAAACTTCAACAAATGAATTGGGGAAGGAGACCCCTCAAGCTCCTGAGGAAAAGGAACCTCAACCAAATCCTTCGGCAGAGAAAACTGTCGGTGAAGATGAAATCAAAGCCCTGCTAGCCCAAAAAGAGCATCAGCGTTCTAAAAGGGAAGAAGCAGAGGCAAGGGCAAAAGCGTTAGAAGAGGAAAACGCCAAGCTCAAAGAAAAATTACAATCCTCTATTCCCTCGGAAGAAGAACTTGTCCGAGAATATCCCGACTGGGACCTCCTTGATCAAGCCGAGAAAAAACGGCTCATAGACGAGAGAGAGCGAGAAAAAAGGTTAAGGAGATTAGAAGAACAACTTGCTTGGGAAAATGACTTCAAGTCATTAGTAAGCAAAGAAGAATTTGCCGACATTGACGAGGCAGAATTCAAAAAGTTTGCTTACCAATACCCCAAAGAAGTTGAGCTTGAAACATTGGCTAAAGCATTCCTATATGGGAAGAAAGAGCCGGAGCCCGAAGATCGCAAAGGGCTTGAAGTTCCAACGGGAGGCAGGGGCAAGGTTTTGTCTCCGGAAATGACCGCAGAGGATCTCAAAAGGCTTCGGGAAAACAGCCCGAAAGAATATGAGAAACTGCTTCGGCAAGGGAGACTTGATAAAATAAAGTTTGAAAAACCATAAGGTCGCCGAGGGAAGTTAACCAAAACAAACGAGAATGGCATTTACTAATTTCGGAGAGGCTTTCGCCAGAAATACGCTTAAGAGGTTCTACGGAAAAGCCATCACCCCCGTGATAGCCAACACAAATTACGAGGGAGAGATAAAGAAAATCGGAGACAGGGTCAATGTTTTGATGTTCCTCGAAGATGTCCCTCTGGGGGACTATACGGTAGGAACGGACATGACCACCACCTTTATGGCGGACACCGAAGCATCTTTGATTATTGACCAGAAGAAATACTGGAACTTCAGCATTGACTCGGTTGACAAGGCATTTACCTATGTCAACGACGCAGACAGCGATTTAATTCAGAACGCCGCCAATGCACTTTCCAAGACAATCGACAAAAGACTGCTTCAAACCTACATAGAAGAAGTGGGGGCTGGAAACCGTGTTCCGAAGAAGGAGCGTGATGGTATGTGGACATTTGTTGTCGGGGACTCCGGCACTTATGTAACCATTACAACCACGGCCACCACCGGAGTTGCTACCCTTACAGGGGCGATTGGAGAAAATGTTGCCGATGAGTGCGAGTATTTCCCCGTTGACATTGTGGGCAGGGGGTTCAGGGTTTGTTCCGACAAGGCAAATTCGCCTTGGTATAGGATTACGGCCAGAACAAGCTCAACCGTTCTCACATTTAACAACTGGGACGGATCAGTATGGGGAGACGGAAGGGTGATAGAGCCACTTTTTGATAGCGCTCCAAACGGAGGGTATCCCGACTCTTATAGTACTGACGGAGGATATGGCTGTGAGATTGAAGGAATGAAAGCAACGCAAGTTACAAAAACCAATGTTTATGAGCTTTGTTGCGAGTTGGCCACTTGCCTTGACGATGCGGACATTCCGGCAGAAAACCGACACCTTACTGTTACTCCGTGGTTCAAAAACCTCTTAGTGCAGGCATCAGAGCTACAACCAGACATTGCTATGTATCACACGGATGTTGTGATTAACGGCAAGGTTGGGCGTGTTGCCGGGTTTGATGTTCACATGGTTTCAAGCGACAGGTTCAGCACCGACCTAGAACCGATTGGCTCTTGGCACAGCTCGAATACCGGATACAAACTGCTTGCCAACCACACATCATTTATCACCTTTGCACACAAGTGGGCTGAAAGCCGGGTAGTCGATGCAGAAAACCAGTTCGCCAAGAAGTATCAAGGACTTAACCTTTATGGGTTCAAGGTCTTGAATGCGAGGAGAAGGGCTGGGGCTTATCTGTATTGCTATAAGTAAAACTAATCCTTGTTAGTTCGTTCATCGGGGGGAGAAGTTGACGCTTTCCCCCGATGGCGTCAGCGAACGAACAATTAAAAAAAATGAACATAATAAACAAATTATTAGGAAAAAGACCGGAGCATGTTAAATACGGCGAGTTGGGAGGAAGGCAGTTGGCAAGAACGCAGATCAATAAGAAAACCGGAGAGATAGAGCTTGCCATTAAGGGAGAAAAATATCCCCTTCGTTGCCACCCCAGACATCATGTTTTGCATGGCCCGATGGTAGAGCTGAAACGAAGGATGAAAAATCTTGTTATTGAGAACTTGGCAGACCAAATAAGCAAAACCGTTAAACACAAAACACCAGAAAGTCAATGGGCTATTCCGGTAAGAGAGATTGCAAGAGTGTTTGACTTAATGATTGAGGCGGAAGACGAACCATCAATGAAGAAATTGATGAAACAGCTAAGAGACCCGATCTGTATGATTTTAGAAGAAGACGACGCTTGGAGATTTCGGCTTCAATGGTATTTAGAACACCTAAACATGAAAAAGATTAAATTAAGCAAGTCGGATAAATATTACTTTCGCGCAAAAAGCTTTAAAGTAGATGGCCCTTAAAATAGAAAAACTTAAATCATTCCTTGGCTTGGGGTTTGGAGATGGGACAAGAAACGATGAATATTTTTATTCGTCGGGAATGAAATTCAAGAGAGGCGGGATAGAGCCGGGATGGAAGACGGTTGAGTCTGCTAATAGTAGCACGGCAGGGGTTACTTATATGGGAACGATACAGGCATTTGACGAGAGAGACGAGGGAGGAACGACATATATTTATGGGATAGACGACAACGGAGATATCTTTAAGTGTCAAGACGGGACAACTGCTTGGACAAGGGATTGGGTTCCAACCCAAACCGGGCACGGGAATGGAATTATTGTTGGGCACGGGGAGAGCCAAAGGGTTTATTATTGCGGGGACAAGTATTTGGGAGCTTATGATGGAACGGTTCATTATGACTCTTGGAAGAGTTTCGGCTTTTCCGAGAACATTCCAAGATCGCCGGACAGATACGAAGACTGGATCGTTATTCCGAACGGAAGCACGGTTGCCGCATTAAACATAACCGATGATACTTGGAACAATGCCGGGCTAACGCTTCCGGCCAATATGTATGCAAAAATAGCAAGATCGGGAAGAAGCGGGGTATTAATTGGGGCTAATTTTCACAACGAAGGAGTGTTGATATTGTGGGATGTGCAAACAGACAGGTCTTTGGTCCCGTGGATTTGGACGAAGGGAGAAATACAAGGAATAGCCAAATACAAGGGGGGGTGGCTTGTCTCTACGGGCCGAGAAATACTTTTAACTGATGGATACGACATATTGAGGACTTACACTATTCCGGACATAGAAGACACTTACAATTTTGGACCCCCGACCCCGGGAGGAATGGCGGTAGAAGACGACAAGCTGATGATTATTAGCGCAACGCCAAGCTATAACAGGAACAAGTTTGGGATATATGTTCTGGATCTGATCACGGCGCTATGGGAATTTATCCCGGTTTCTACAAAAAACACTTACAGCAACACCGAGGGAGGGGCATTATATATCAGTAGTGGGAATAATCGGTATGTTTCGTGGAAAGACACATTTTTAACTGCTCCGCAACAATATATTGGGACAATAACCGATGCGGCAGATTCTTCTTGCTACATTAGCCCGCCACTTGGCACGGGATCAAGCAAAAAGAAAAGGGCGGAAGGATTAATTCTTAGTATGAACTTTGCCTTACAGGACTATAATGCATACGCTAACCCCGATTGGAAAATTACAGCCAAGCTATATAACTTTAAGAGACCGCTCTGGGCTTATGGGGTGGCAAGTTCCACATCGTCTTCTGCGATAGACATTCCCGTTGACGGAACTGTTGCCGGATACAACAACGCAGAGGTGGGGGACGAAATAACTGTTTTGGAGGGATTAAACGCAGGATCTATCAGGCACATCGCCAAAATTATCAGAAAAGACCAAGCAAATGAGATTTGGACACTAGACAAGGCACTTAACAACCCCATCGAGGCAAACGCAAGGGTAAATGTTAGTCCTTTTAGAAAGGTGGGCGAAAAGAGAATATCCGACAATGAAATTATTGACGACAGGTTATTTATCCCAATTACAAAAACAATGGTGGGAAGAAAGTTTCTCGCAAAGATCGTTTGCGAACAAACAAATATGAGACCGCATATTGAGAATATATCCTTTATTTATGACGAATTAGACATTAGATGATTATGGACAGGGAATTATTTGAAGAAAAATTAAGAAAGGGAGAAATTGCAGAAGAGACAAGACAGCTATTGCCGTCCTTAATGGAAAGGGACAGAGAAACCCCAATGTCCACCGCCTCCATAAGACGGGCATTGAGTGGGGCTGTTTTAAGGGGGGCAACCGCAATTATTGGAGAGGGAAATAATACCTTAAGGCTTAATCCGAACCAAGGGCTTTGGGTTGGAAATGCAAATTTCGATGATGCGCCGTTTAGGGTAAGCATAGGCGGGGATATTGCCCTTAGCTGTTCCACAGCCGACGCCATAACAATAGGATATGGTTCAGATATTTTGCTTGAACACGGGGGAGATATTAAGTTTACATCCGTAACGGCCCCGACCGCTTGTACTGCGGCTCTTGCGGGGGATGGGGCTGGCAATGTAGATAACGGAATACACAAATACAGAATAACTTATGTAAACGCCACGGGGGAGACAGAGCTTGGGGCGGTTTCCAACGCGGTTACCGTAACCGACAAAGACACTGACGGAAAGGTTGTCTTGACCGGAATTCCCACGAGCTCTTCTGGTTCGGTAACATCAAGGAAGATTTATAGGACAAAAGCGGGGGGAAACGCATATTACTTGCTAACCACAATAGCAGACAACACAACCACAACATACACCGACAACACAGCAGATGCTGGGCTAACAGGTGGCGCCGCCAACTATCACGCCAACGACACTTTCGGAAAAATTATTACCGATGATGTAGAAGCCTTCGGGGCCAGCGCTAACAATACTTTGGTGGGGCAAAAAGCTGGAAAAAGCATTACGACTGACGGAAATTATAATACTTTTGTGGGGAGCAAGGCGGGAGAAGATAATACCGAGGGAAGTAGCAATGTATTTTTGGGCTTTCAGGCAGGAGAAAATAATACCTCTGGGGACAATAATACCTATATAGGGATTGACGCTGGGAGACTTAGCACCACCGGGAGCAAAAATACCTTTGTTGGAGATTCTGCGGGGTATCAAGGAAATGCCACATCCAGCGTATTTCTGGGTTTTCAGGCAGGTTGTTACGAAACAGGAAGCAATAAATTGATTATAGACAACACAGCAAGAGCCAACGAGGCAGATGCAAGGGCTAAGGCGCTTATATACGGAGAGTTTAGTGCGATACCAACAAGCCAATCTTTATCAATAAACGGAATGTTGTCTCTTCCCTACCAATCTTCCGCAAGAGCTTACTTGGGCACAGACCAAACAGGAGTATCAAATCTAACTTGGACAAAGGTAGAGCTTGACTCTGAAAGCTGGGACACACGGGGAGAGATGGACACTACCACAAACCATCGATTTACAGCAACTGATGCGGGAAAATATCTCGTAGTGGCAGGCATTGCCTTTTCGGCCGCCGTAACCACATACGGGTGGATAGCAATTTATGTCAATGGGGCACAGCTTAGGCTGGGTCCGAAAACAGAAGCATTGGGGGGGAAAGTATTAACGAATATATCCGCAATTCTGGACTTGGACGCAGGCGACTATATTGAACTATGGGGGTATTTTAATTCAGACGGGGCAGAGGACATAGAATCGGGATCATCACTAACATATTTAGAAATAAGTAAAATAGCATAACCAACATGAATTATTTTGAAGAGCTTTGCTCACAATTAGGAATAGACTGGAGCGACATCGAGCAAAACGACTTGTTCTCCGAAACAGAGCTTGTTCGATGGCTCAACATTGCGAAGAACGAGGCCGTGGCTAGACATCCGTGGCCATTTACGGAGGGCCGAGAGGAAATTGCGTCTGTTGCGGGGCAAGAGACATACAATTATCCGACCAACATGAAGTCAGACAGCTTAAGGTATTTAACCGTTAACGACAAAAGATACGAGAAACTGACATTTGAAGATTATTTAACATACAAGGAGGACTATCCAAGTGGCACAGATAGGGTTTGTAGCGACAGAAACAGGACAATATACATCAATGTTCTTGCAACTGATTTTGCCAACTCGATTGTCTGTTATGGGCAAGTTGAGGTTACGGGAGCAATTCGAAGCAATAGTTAAGCTTGCTTATGCGAAAGCGTTGGGGAGCGACAAAATAAAAGACCCCAACAGGGCAATAAAAGAGAGAGCAGAGGCCTTTCAGATATTGGATGACATTTGGGGAAGAATAAAAGAAAAAGCACATACTTATCGCACCAAGAACAGGTCATTATTCAAAAGAGTCGATGTTCTTGAGGGTAGGTACGAAGACGAATTATATAAAAGAAATCAATTTTGATTATGCCTTTTGAAAAAGTAAAAAAACTGCCAGAAGACTTATCTAAAATTCCCAAAGGAATAAGAGACACCGTAGAAGCCGCCCAAAGACATGTAAGAGAAGCAGAAGCAAAAATAGCAGAGCTTGAAAGAATAGCGGCTAAAAACCCATACGAGGCAAGCGAAATGGCAGGATATGCCGCGGCAAAAGCCAACCTGAAAGCTTATTCACCGGGTGGCAAGTTTTACCAAGACGCATTAAGGGATTATAATCTCTATCTTGCCGAGCAGGCGGCAAAACCATTGGGAATTAGCGGGGCACAGCTATTGGCTAATCCCGAGCTGTTAGATAACCCCGAACTTCTTGCCGGGTATAAGGAGATAAAGCCAAATCTGCCACCGACGCCAACGCCGACACCGACTCCGCAAGTTTCTGAAATAACACAGACGCCACAATTAGGGCAAGAATTGCCCTTTCCAACAACACAAGAGCAGATGGCTGAATACCAGCAGAAACACACCTTTGTTAATGGAAAATGGTATGCGGGGAAGGGGACACAGCCCACCCAAGCCACATCGCAAACCATAACCCAGAAACAACAGCCCGTCTCTCCGGGGACATTAGCCCAGCCACAGGCGGGGAGCTACCAAATTAAGCCGGGAGACACGCTTTCGGCAATAGCGGCACAATACGGAGTAAGCATTGCCGATATAATGGCGTTAAATCCTCAAATTACAGACCCAAACAGGATTTATGCTGGTCAGACATTAAAATTGCCCGTAACGAGGCAGAGAGGGGCAATAGAACAGCCCACAGGGGCTATTGGGACAGGGATAGGAACAGGGACTGGAGCAGGGACAGGAACAGAAGCAGGGGTAGGAGCAGGAACTGGAACAATGAGTATATCGGACGCAGTTAAGCTGTTGGCCCAACACGGAATAGAGTTTAGCCCGGAAATGCTTGCGGCAATGACTGGACAGGAGGCCCCAGACATAGATGAGATTAGAGACGAAATCTATACCAAATACGGAATAGATCCGGACAAGGTTTTCGAAGACAGACCAGAAAAGGGATTTGAGGAGATTTACTCGGAAGCATACAAACAATCAGGGCTGGCTGACATTAAAAAAGAAATAGACGATTTAAGAGCCAAAATAGCAGACACAGAAGCAGACAGAGACGAGGCAATTGAAACGATCAACGAAAACCCGTGGCTATCAGAAGCATCAAGAGTTGGAAGGGTTGGCAGGGTTCAAGACAAAGCCCAAAGGGAATTAAATCGCCTCACGAACCAGCTAACACTAGCGGTTAACGCTTACGAAAGGGGGAAGGAAGACGCCAAAGATGTTGCCACAAGGGCACTAACCGCTTACGCTCGAGAAAGAGAGTGGGATATGGAAGAGCTGGATTATTACATTACGAGGGCAGAGGCAGATATTCAGGCAAGAATAGCAGAAGAAGAAATGGAAACCCAACAAGAAATATTCCGATACTTCCCAGAGTATTTAGAGGCATTGCCGGAAGTAACGCCAGAAAGAGAAACGCAAGTAGTGGAAGTGGGCGGTAGGAAAAAGCTGATAGATACCCAAACCGGAGAAACCATAAAAGACTTGGGATTGGCAGAATTGCCCGAGGGCGAAGCCACAACCGTTACCACCGGTAGCGGGGTGGACATTGAGCTTGGAACAAGAGACTTGCCCGCCGGAGACGCGAAGCTCTTAGGAGAGGGAATTGGCCTTCCAAAGATATTGGATGACCTCAGGGATTTAATAAAGGCAAACGAAAGGCACTTCGGACTTATAGCGGGACTAATTCCAAGCAAGACAAAGGCAAAGATCACAGATGACCTGAAAAGAGCAACCCAAGTGATTGGTCGGTTTATGGAGGGTGGTGTTCTTAGGAAAGAGGACGAAATAAAGTATAGAAAGATGTTGCCGCAACTATCAGATTGGAACGCAGATGTTGCCCTAGACAAGCTCGAAGGAGTCAGGAAGTTAGTAGCTGACAAGTATGTCGATTATCTTGAGAGTTACAACGATGCCGGATACGATGTCAGTAGAATGAAAATGATTGATATGAGCTTGAGACATCCAATAACGGGAGAAGTTAAAAAGGTCGAGGGAATGAGTTATGCAGATTATAAAGAGGCCCTTGCGCTAGGGTTTACACCAATATAAGTATGGGATTCTTAGATAAATGGGAAAAGGCCAAAGAGATACAACGGCCCCAAATAGATATTGCCAAGCAGAGAGAAATTGTCGCGAGAGGACAAAAAGGAAAAGAATTCCTAGACAGGCCACTATTGGGGCAAATTCTCTCAAAAGAATTTGCTGGGCAATTACCGAGGGCAATTACCGAAGTAGTGGCAGGAACTCCGGTCAAGTTTGCAATATCTGCTCTCGAGGCGCCGGGAATAATAACAAGGGGAGGAGAGCCGACCGGAAAAGCTTATGATGTCCCCCTGTTGGGAAAGACGAAAAGCTATCAGACAGAACAGGCAGAAAGGGTTGAAAGAATTGTAGAGGGAGACGAGCCGATCATCTCCGCGCTATTGCCTTTTGTAGAAGTCCCTTTGGCGGCACTTGAAACGGTCGCTATTGCCAAAGGAGCCGTTAGGGGGGCTGAAGCAATTAGGGCCGCCAGATCAGGAATGCTTAAAAGAAAGAATCTCGAACATGCTCTAAAGTTAACAATGCCGATCCGATACAAGAAGGGGAAAATATCCGCACTAGAAAAAGCTGGCAAGCCCGGGGGAGCGAAGGTAAGCAAACTAACCAGAAGAATTGGGATAGAGCCCTCTAAGGAGGATTTGGAGGTAGCCAAAAGCGTTCAAGATGTTATCAGCCCAAGGCAGAACATAGTTAAGAACTTAGAAAGAGTTAACAACAAAATCGCCAGAGTATCTGAAAATGAGGTGTTACCGTTTCTCAAAAAGAACAGAACAGACATACCAGAAAAGGAGATAGCAAAAGCTCTTGATAAGATTGAGCCATCTCCCTTGGTGAAAACAGACCGAACGCTCGAAAACACTTTTAGCTTGGTCAAGAAAAGAATGCTAGAGGTGATAAGAGAGAAAAAGGCATACGACAATGTCAAACTTTGGAGAAGAAGAATAGATATGGACGAAATGATGAAAAACGAATTCGGGGACAGAATGTTTAATCCAGAAAAAAACTTTGCCGTAAAAGACGCCTATCTCAAGGGAAGAGACGCAATAAACGACCTGATCACAACCAAAACGCCCGGGGGAAAAGCAGGGTTCGGAGACCAAATGAAGCTCTTGAGCAAAATGTTTAGAGCAAGGTATAATATGGCTGAAGGGTCATATAAGATGGTCGGGACGACCGCCATCAAACGAATGCTCCAAAAATATCCGTGGCTCAAAAGAATAGTCGCATACGGACTTCTTGGTGGCGGCGGGTATAGGGTTATTAGAGGTATAAATCAATAAATATGGAATACGAAGAAATGGAGGAAATCATTGATAGATACGAGGAAGATAGCGGGCTGGGTATTATTTGGAATGCCATCGGTTTTTTTATAGGGATATGGGTGGCAAGTTTAATTTTCTTCTGATGGAAAACAACAACGAAAAAGTCAAAATAGCAACACTCGAAACCCACCTTAAAAACCTCGACAGGAGATTTACAAGGTTTGTTGATAATGACTTCGAACATCTAAGAAAAGAT